TTTTACTACATAACAGATTACAGCTATCACTGTGTTTCATAGTGGCGGAAATAACTCGTAGGAGGTTTACGTGGCTTTTTCAGGCACAAGCACATTCGAGAAATTTCTCTCGATCGACGATATTATAACTGAGTCTTTTGAAAGATTAGGATTCTTTGATTATTCTGGTAATGATTTAAGATCAGCTAGACGTTCTTTAAACATAATGTTTCAAGAGTGGGACAACAGAGGTCTACATTTTTGGGAAGTTGCAAGAACAGCAATTACATTAGAGTCCGGTAAAAACGAATATACATTATTTAGATCGCCATCTGATGGAAACGCAAACGGGATAACTACAACTTTAACTTCAGGTATTTCATCTTCTGCCACAACTATACCTGTGGCTTCTACAAAAAATATGAATCCTACAGGTAAAATTAGAATTAACAGTGAAGTAATTATCTATACTTCTATTTCTGGAAATAATATAATTTGCGAAGCATCTGGTCGAGGAGCAGATGATACAACAGCAGCAGGTCATGCATCTGGAGATGCAGTTACAAATTTTGTTGATATGGTTTCTGATATTCTTGAAGCAAGTTTCAGAAACGAAAGTGATGTAGATACACCACTATCAAAAATTAACAGATCACAATATCAAGCCTTTTCAAATAAAAGTTCTACAGGGCAACCATCACAATACTTTGTACAAAGATTTATTGATAAGGTTACAATAACTTTATATCTAACACCAGGTGATACACAGGCTGGTAAATTTATTTATTTTTATTACGTAAAAAGAATACAAGATGCAGGGAAATATACCAACGAAGCAGATGTAGTTAATAGATTTGTACCATGTATGTGTGCAGGTTTATCTTATTATATCTCTATGAAAAAAGCTCCACAAAGAACTCAAGAAATGAAACTGTATTATGAAGATGAATTACAGAGAGCGTTACAAGAAGATGGGTCAGCTGCTAGCGTCTTTATTTCACCTAAAACTTATTATCCGGAGATATAATGGCAAAGTTTGCAAAAGGTAAATACGCATTAGCAATATCAGATAGAAGTGGTCAAGCATTTCCTTGGAGAGAAATGGTTACAGAATGGAATGGCGCTTTTGTTCACATATCAGAATACGAAAAGAAACAACCACAATTAGAACCAAAACCTTTTGTGGCTGATCCACAGGGATTAGAACAGGCAAGACCACAACGTTTTCCATCTGATCAGATCGGTGGTGGAAACATGGTGGCTAGTTTAACTCTACCTGGAGATTTTGCCTTTTCAGATTTAAATAATAATAGTATGGTGGCTGAAGATCCTGGACAAGTAAATAGCAGAAGAGAAGCACAAATTAATGTAGGAGAGGTTACGGTAAGTATAACATGACGTATACAGAATTAGTACAAAAAATTAGAGATTACACAGAAGTTACGAGTACAGTTTTGACTGATACAATTGTAAATGGATTTATTCAAGATGCAGAATTTAGGATTTTAAGAGATGTGGATTCTGATAATAACAGAAGATATGTGACTGCTCAATTAATTGCAGGGACAAGATTCATAGATACCCCTGATAATTTATTAGTTATTAGATCAGCTCAAATAGTAGACTCTGACGGTGTGGGGGTAGCTGATAACAGAGATTTTTTACAATACAGAGATACTAGTTTTATGTCAGAATTTAATAATTTAAATTCACAAGGGGTACCTAAATACTATAGTAATTGGGATGAGGACACCATAGTCGTGGCCCCTACTCCAGATGCTACTTACACAATTCAATTAAATTATATCTTGAAACCTGATGGATTATCGAGTACAGTTCCTACTACATATTTAAGTCTGCAATTTCCCAATGGACTTTTGTATGCATGTCTGATTGAGGCATATGGTTTTTTAAAGGGGCCAAATGATCTCTTGCAATTATACGAAGGAAAGTATAAACAAGCAATAGAAGGCTTCTCAATAGAACAAATGGGAAGAAGAAGACGAGATGAATATCAATCAGGTGTTCCTCGTATAGGAAAATAGGAGAAAAATAAAATGGCTATAACACAAGCAATTGCAAACTCTTTTAAGAAACAATTATTAGATGGTGATCAGGATTTTACTGCAGCACCAGCTGGTGATATTTTTAAAATAGCTCTTTATACTTCTTCAGCAACTCTAAACTCAGCTACAACTTCTCTGTTAACTAGCTCACCTACTAATGAAGTTCCAAACTCTGGACAATACACTGCAGGTGGAGGAAAATTAGTTAACTTAGCAACTTCAATAACAGCTGGTGTAGCAAGAGTGGACTTCGCAGACAGATCGTTTACGAACGTTACTATTACTGCTAGAGGAGCTTTAATCTATAACACATCGTTCTCAAATTCAGCGGTGGCAGTTTTAGATTTTGGAGCAGATAAAACAGCTACATCTGGAGTTTTCACAATTCAGTTTCCAGCTAATACATCAACAGCAGCGATTCTAAGGATCTCTGGTTAATCGTAGGAGGTAACCTCCTATGAGTGGATCAGGAACTTGGAGTGCCGGCTTTTGGGGTCAGAACCAATGGAATGATTTAGCAGACCCTACTTTTACAGTAACGGGTATTGCTCTAACTGCATCTTTAGGTGACGAAACAACTGTTGGTGAAATAAACAATGGTTGGGGTAGACTTGGTTGGAATGAACAAGCTTGGGGTATTGCAGGCACGTTTATTGCAACAGGTGATGCGGTTACAGCCACTTTAGGAAGTGTTGTAGCATCTATTGATGTATCCACTGGTCCATCTACAAATAATAATCAACTTATTACAACTGCTCTTGGTTCTACTACCATTGACATTCAAACAAAAGTATTTCCATCAGGTATTGCATTAACTGCAGCCGAAGGAACAGCTGATGCTGGTCCTGATGCAATGGCTACAGGTAATGCAATGTCTATGGGTCTTGGAACTATAGATGCATTTAACCAAACAGGTTGGGGTAGACAGG